TGGTGGTTCAACTGATGTTACTACTTTACTTTCAAAAAAATATGGTGATGATAGTAAGTTTGAACCAATCTCAAAAATAGTATAATTATGAAATATCTAAAAAAGTATAATTTGTTTTTAGAAGCTGGTTTAGACATACAACCAACAGATACACCTGATGTTAAGACATCAAAACAACAAATGGAACTTGTTACAAAACAATTGGCTGATTTTAAGACAAAGAAACCACAAATTGATACTTTGTATAAGACAATTAAAGATCCTGCTCAAATAGAAGCAGGATTGATTAAAATACTTGGTACTGATATTAAAAGTAGAAATCCATTCTTAGTTGATTATGCATCAATCTGTAAAATGAATACAGATATAGATAACATGCAACAAGAGAATGTTATGGATAAAGTTAGAATTGATGATTTTCAACAAGATTTAAAAATGACAACAGATCCAAATACAAAACAATCATTGGCTACTAAAATTGCTGATATTAATAAAAGAATGAATGGTAGAGTCACTAATATAACTAAGATTCAAAATGATTTTAATCTTGCTGATAAGGCACATAAAGATAAAATGTCAAAAATAGAGAAAGATATAAAGGATAATATCACAAAAATATCTAATGTTAATCAAAAATAGAAAAAATATGATTTTTTTCTTTTAATATATACATTAAAATAAAAATTAAAATATACAATATGGCAATTCAAATTGGAAAATACAAAAGACCTGGTATCTTCATTGAAGAAATTGACAAGTCAATTTTTAGTGCAGCTGCAGCAGCAGAATCAATAACTAACCTTGTTATTGGAGTATCTAAAAAAGGACCAGTTAACACACCAATTAGATTAACTACTGTTACTGACTTAGAAACAGTTTTTGGTCAATTAGATAGAAACTTAGAAAGAAAGGGTTCTTTCTTTCATAGAACAATATCAAAAATGTTAGAAACTACACCAGTTTACGCAATGAACTTGTTAGTTACTGATGATACATTAGATAAAATTGAATATAAATCTTTATCTTCATCTGCAACTTATAAAAATGATATTAAGAGAGAAGGACCTTATAGAAGATTCTTTGATACTACAGGATTCTGGAGTAGAGATACTGAGTCATTTATTAACTTAACAAAAGGTGACCAAGGATATGCAGATAGAGCATTAGCTTTAACTAACTTATCTGATAGACATATTTCTGTATTTGTTGTTAAAACATCTGTTACTGGTTTTGATAGAACTTTACTTGAATGGTATGGTTCTGTTGAGAAGATGCCTGCTTATGTTAGTCAATTAGACTATGCATCTGATTATATGGTTGATGTTGTTGTTGTTGGTGGTGATTGGTCTAACTACCGTGAATTGGCAGTTGATTCAAGATGGGCTGCATATTTTAATACAAATGGTTTAATAAAAGGTCAATTAAGAAACTTTGCAAATGATAGAAATATCACTTTGTTAGGTTACTATGAAGGATTGTCACTTATTCCATATTTTAGAGATTTGAATGGTAGAAATATATTTATAGAAACATCAATTAATAGAGATACTGATAAAACAGGTTTATTCTGTGAATTTAATGCTGAATTAGTTGAGCAAGATTTCTATACAGGTTTAGTTGACCTTACAGGTAATACTTTAGCAGATACAAATGCTACAGAAATTGAGTTTTTATCTTATAAAGAAACAATTACTGAAAGTGTTGAATTAACACAAGTTCCACTTGACTTACCAGGAAATGTTACATCATTATTTGGTAATAGATTTGGATTAACTGGATCATTAACATCATCAATTACTACAAATCCAATAGATGCAAATACTGGTACATTTACAAATGTAACTCTTACATCTATAAATGGTTATGGTACCGGTGCAAAGGCAGATTTTGTAGTTTCTGTTGCAGATAAATTAAAATTATCTGCCAACTTACTACCATTAACAAGTGAAATGGTTGGTGCAACTGCAGGAACATATAGTGCAATATTTAGTACTGGTGATACTGCAACAATAATTGTTGGTTCAGGTGGTACAGTTTCATCAGTTAATCTTACAAGTGTTGGAAGTACTGGATATTCAGTTGGTACTACGTTTAGTGCCACATTTGGTGGTGTTTCAGGTACATCATCAATTGTTTTAAATGTTGATTCTGTTAATGATTTACAAACATATGTATCTAATGCTACTACAAAATTGGTAGGTTTAGATTATCAAATTGGTGAAGTTTTAACTGCAACAGTTGGTACTAAATCAGTTAGTATTACTTTAACATCTGGTGACCTATTTTCTGTTTCTGACTATCCTTATTTAGGACAACCTAATCATGCATTTGATCCTAATATTGGTATACCTTTAACATCTGGTGTGATTCAGAATGGTGATGTGAGAACTGGTTGGTTTGGTGAAGGTTCTGTATTTGATATTACTAGAAATGGTGGTACTACAACAACAAGTCCTTCTACTTATGACATAACATATAACATTGGTAATGATGCATTTGCAATTATGAATGATACAAAAGTTAATGTAGCTAGCACTTTAGGATATAAATCATTTAGTGTTTCTGTTACTGCTTATCCTGTTACTACTGTTTCTGCTACATATACATCAGTATTTTATTTAGATACAACTGGAACTATTAATATTAAAAGTAGTTTAGTTAAAGGAACTAATCCAAGTGTTAGTCAAGATGATATAGTACTTGGTTATGTTAAATTAACTGTTGTTTCAGGTAGTTTTACTAATTGTTTATTTACTGATATATCAGTTGATGCAAATGGTTATAAAGACTTTGTATTTGGTGAAGCAATTGTAGATACAATTACTGATAATAGAACAGCTCCTGACTTCTTTGTTGAGTCATTGACTCCTGCAAATGGATTTGATTCTGCAATAAAATTCACATTTATTAATACAAATGCTGTAAAATCATTGGCTAATTATGCACAATTAAGAAAGTATAAAATGTTTAACTGGTTAGTTGATAAAATTGATAGTGTTAATAAAAATAAAGCTACATTATTAGTAGATTCAAACTCATCATCAATGACTAAACATAGTTTAGCTAATGCTACAATAACAGACATTGAGTATGCAACAACAAAAAATAAATCATTTGTATTAAACTTGATGACTACATCAACAAATGACTTAGAAAATGGTTGGTTGACTTTATACACAGAAGATAATGAGTTTATATTAGGTCCTGATGGTGTTGTTACACAAGAAGCAGTTGCTGATACAAATGGAATAGGAGTTGTTGGTAAATATTCTAAATTCTACTTAGATTTCTATAATGGTAAAATCAATACAGGAGACTTCTTCTATGATAATAGATTATATGTTGATACTAATGGATATTTAACAGGTTTAGATCCTGCAACTGATACTATCACATTTACTTTTATAGGTGGTGAAACTGCAACAAATAATGTTTATTCGGATTATGCTGGATATAACTATATTATATTAAATAAAGATATTGCATTAACATCACAAGAACATATTATAGTTCCTTCATCTGACTTAAATACTGGAGTATTTACTGTAGTTAATAATTCAGTTAATCCAACTGGACAAACTCCAGCAGATTTAGCTCTTGAATTAGGATTTGGTACATTACTTAATCCATCTTATGCATATGAAGTTACTGAAAATGTTATTTATGAGTCATTAACTGATGTGAGTGTAGTATTTGCAGTTGATAATAAAAACTATCTTAGAATGTACATTGATACAACAGGTGCATTACAGGTAGCATTTACTGATGAATTATTAAGTTCTTTATCAGTAGTTGATACTATGTCAAATAATACTTTCTATGTTCAATCTGAGTTATCAAACTTGAAAGAAACTATTGAAATTGAAACTCCAGCAGGATATGTTCAAGTTCCTAATAAAGTATTAGTTAATGGTTCAAGATACACTGAATTAAAAGTTGGTGATTTCTTAGAAGCAGATACAACTGGAGTTGAATTACCACTTGGTCAACAATATGCTAGAAAACTTACAAGAGTTTTAAGTAAAAGACAATATGCTGGTGATACTTCATTATCTGAAATCAGTTGTGATGCTAAGATATTAAAAACTGAATTAGTTCTTGGAAGTGGAGATTTCCAAACAACAAGATATGCAACTATTGACCAATATGCTGCAACTTATAAAGCTATTTCATTAAAAGGATTTAGAATTAGAGAAGCTTCATTGCCTAATGGTACAGAAGCAAGACAAAATACTATCTTGAATGCAGTTGCTAAAGGAACTCCATTGTTCAAAGCTTTAACAAATAAAGAAGCATTTGACTTTAGATATTTAGTTGATGCATTTGGATTAGGATTAACAGAAAGATCTAAACAACAATTAGTTGATATTTGTGGTGAAAGATTAGATGCATTTGGTTTCATCAATATGCCATCAATCAGAGCATTCAAAAACTCATCTTCACCAAGTTTTGTTAACTCAGAAGGTGTATTACAAGCAGAGTTTATTGCAAAAGGAGGAGATCCAGAAAGCAATCCAGCATTCTTGTATTCATTTGGTGAAGGAACTGGTGTTTCTGCAGTAGGTTACTTTACTCCTTATGTAGTGGTAAATGATAATGGTAGACCATTAAACTTCCCACCTGCATCTTATGTAGCAACTACTTATATTAGAAAACATATTTCTAATGTTAGCTCAGTTACTCCTTGGACAATTGCTGCAGGTGTTACAAATGGTAGAGTTACAAACATTGCAGGATTAGAGATTGATTGGGATCCAAGTGATATTGATTTCTTAAATCCAGCTCAAATTAATCCAATTGTGTTGAAAAAGAATAGAGGTTATGTTATTGAAACAGAAAACACTGCTTTGGTACTATACAAATCTGCACTTTCTTATATTCACACTAGAGAGGTGTTAATTGAACTTGAAAGAGAATTATCAAGAATGTTACTTGACTACCAATGGAAATTCAATACTCCAGATGTTAGAGCAGAAATTAAATTAAGAGCAGATGTTATCTGTGAGACTTATGTAAGTAAAAATGGTTTATATAACTACTTTAACAAAATGGATGATGAGAATAATACAGCAGAAATCATTGACAACCAAATTGGTGTTCTTGATACTTATGTAGAACCAATTAAGGGTATGGGTATAATTGTAAATAACATTACAATATTAAGAACTGGTGCTATTGCAGCAGGAGGTTTCTTAAATGCATAAAAAATATTAAAAATAAATTAAAAATAGAGAATTTTTAATAAATTCTCTATTTTTTTATATAAACAAAGATAGGAGTATTTAATATATATGTAAAAAGGTATGTTATATGAATTTAGATATATTTAGAAAGAATGATCCATCAGGTAAAATGTCAAAAGAATTTTATGTAAAAAATAATTATAATGATGAATATTATTATATAGTTAATAGTATTAAGGAAGATATATCATTCAAGGAGAAAGTTTTCTTAGTATTAAATGATATTTTAAGCTCTCCTATTTGTAAAAATCCTAATTGTTATAATAAAGTAAAATTTAAGAATTCATCTATTGGATATTTAACATATTGTTCAAAGAAGTGTATATCATCAGATCCTGATATAAAAAAACTAAAAGAAAAAAATTCATTTGAGAAATATGGAACAAAAACTCCTGCTGAATCTGACTTAGTAAAAAAAAAGATAATAGAAACCAATAATAAAAAATATGGTGCAAACTCTGCAATGTGTATAGAGTCAACAAAAGAAAAATCAAGAGAAACATTATATAATAACTATGGTGTTTATAATCCTTCAAAATCTAAAGAGATTTTAGAGAAAAGAATTTCTAATTTTAAGTTAAGTGATTATAAAAAAACATATAAAGAAACATCACTTAGTAAATATGGTGTTGAGCATCCTTGGATGGATAAAAATATACATAATAAAACTATTGATGTCTTTTATAAAGATTATAGAGACAGGATAAATAAAAAAATAAACAATTTGGAATATGAGTTTATATCATTTGATAAAGATTTATCCACTATATTAAATTTTAATTGTAAAAAATGTAATACTACTTTTAGTATATTACCTTATCAATTTTATTATAGATTAAATAGTAATTTATCTATATGTACCAATTGTTATCCTATATCAGATAATTCATCTATAAAACAGATAGAAATATTTAATTTTATAAATGAGAACTATAATGGTTGTATAATACAAAATGATAGAACTATTGTTTCGCCTTATGAAATTGATGTTTATTTACCTGACTTAAATATAGGATTTGAGTTTAATGGTATTTTCTGGCACTCAGATAAATTTAAAGATGATAATTATCATTATAAAAAAAATAAAATGGCTATTGATAATGGAATTAAATTATATACAATTTGGGAAGATGATTGGAATATAAAAAGAGATATATGTAAGTCTTTTATATTAAATAAATTGTCTAAATCTATAAAAATAGGTGCAAGAAAAACAGAAATAAGAAATGTTAAGTATTTGGAAAGTAAAAAATTTTTAGATGAAAATCACTTACAGGGTGATGTCAAATCTTCTATAAGATTGGGACTTTTTTACAAAAATGAGTTAGTTAGTTTGATGACTTTTTCTAAACTTAGATTACCATTGAATAGGAAAATGGTAAAGAATAATGATGTTTATGAATTGACAAGATTTTGTAGTAAATTAAATATGGTTATTGTTGGTGGTTCATCTAAATTATTAAAACATTTTATATCAGAATATAATCCAAAAGAAATACAAACATACTCTGATAATTTAATTTCTGATGGTAATTTATATAAAAATTTAGGATTTTCATATATACATGAATCAAAACCTGGATATTGGTATCTAATAAATGGTATTAGACAACATAGATTTAATTGGAGAAAACAAAAGTTAGTATCTATGGGATATGATGTTAATAAGTCTGAGAGAGAAATAATGTTAGAATTAGGATTTTATAGAATATATAATGCAGGTAATAAGAAGTGGATTATGTATTTTTAGTAAAAAATGAATTGTGTTGCTGGTATGATAAAATATTCCATGTGAATACTTGGGTATATAGACAAATTTTATAAAGAACTGGTGTTATTGCCGCAGGAGGATTCTTAAATGTATAATTCATAATAAATTAAATAAAACCCCTTAGAGAAATCTAAGGGGTTTTTTATTTTAAAATTACTTTAAGATTAAGTAAATTAAAAAAGATATGACAAAAACAATAGTTGGCCATAGACTTAAAACTAACTTTTTCATTTCTGAATTTTTTTTGGCAGTTTTTATTTTATTAATAAACCAGGTGTAATAGTGAAATTTACAATAGATGGAAAATATTAATAATAGTATAGGAAATACTAAAAGTATTTTTACAGAGGTAAAAATAAATAATAGTAATACAATAATTGATGATCCAAATAATATTTTGTTTTTCATAAGTTAATTTTTAAGTGTTGATGATTTTTTTTCTTTGACAAAGATAAGTAAGTTTTATTAATATACCAAACTTTTTAAAAATATTATTTTTTGTTTTTATTTATTAATATATATACTAAAATATAATCAAAAAATGAGACACATAAAAAAATTTGAAAATTATGTAAATGAAGGTATAATAGGAACATCATTATTAGTATTAACTGGTATTGGTGTAACTTATGTAATATCAAAAATTAGAAAGTTTCTATCTAAATATGGTAAATTTTTACCTACAATGAAACTTAGTTTATTTCTTAATAGGATAGAAAGAATAGAAAAAGGTGAAACTAATGGAGAAGTTGTTATAAAAGAAAATCCATCAAGAGTATTTAGTATCATAGTCTATGAGAATGGTGTGGAATTTGATTCAATAACTATTGATAGGTATAATGATATTGTATATGATAAAAAAGATTCAAAGGGTAATGTAATTATACCTATAGAATTTTCAAAAAGTAACTCCAACTATAAAAGTTTATTTGGATTTGAGACAAATGATGAGCAAGTTGAAAAGGTTCTGAGAGAGACAGAAAAAGAACTTGTGGAAAGTTTGGTGGAAGTAATAAAAAAATATTCAGTGAGAAAATAATATGAAATATTTAAAAAAGTTCAATGAGGCAATTGTTGATTATAAAAATGAAGATATAGATGGTTTAATGTGTAAAATTAATGAATATCCAAAAGGTCATAGATTTGAAATATCAGATTTGGTAACACTTGGTGCTGAATATAATATAGAAATTGTTGATTACAATACTTTCTTAAATGATTTGCCTGAAAGAGATAAAGCAACTGCTCCTCCAAAATCTGCTCAGTTTTTTGCATTAGTAAATCCAGTTACTAAAAGACCTAGAATTGTTTTAAACTTAACAATGCCTTTTATACCAAAAGACTTTTTTAATCAAGTTCCTCTTGGAGATATACTTAAACATGAACAAATACACGTTGGTCAACACTCAAGAAGACCTAATATAGATATGCCTTTACCAGAACCAAAAGATAAAAAAACTTACTTCTCTAATAAAGATGAAGTTATGGCATTTGCCTTTTCAGTTGCAAAAGAAATTGTTTCAATGTTTCCAGAAGTTAGAACTCCTAAAGAAGGGTTTGATAAACTTATTGAAAATCATAGAAGATTTAGACTTTATGGTGATATTAAAGAAAATACAAATAAGGAAACACTTAAAAGATACCATAAATATATTTATTTATATTTAGAGGATTTATTAAAAAAATGATATTTTTATATTAATATATAATAATAAAAAATTAATTAATTATGAGAATAAAAAAATTTAATGAGATAAGTTCATATTCAGAATATGGAAATACATTTGATAGAGAAGGGGCAATTGATGAATTATCAAAAATTGTTATATCAGATGGTGAACTTGGTGTTTATTATAATGAAATGGTAACTGATTTAAAAAGAGAATTACAATCTTTAAATGATGATGATCTAAAAATGATTATTTTTGTAAATTATCTAAATGGTGAAATAGAAAAGGGTAATGTAAAAAGTAAGGATGATATTCCTAGTGATTTTAATATTGAACATTATAAAAAGGCTGTTAGATTATTTAGTAAATTTCAAGAAGATATAACTATTAAATATACAGAAAAATATATGCTTGATAAGTATCCAGGAAATATAAAATAAACCATGAAGTACTTAAAAATATATGACTATCCATATAGTCATATAAGTATTAATAAACTAAATAAAAAACCCTTAGATTTCTCTAAGGGTTTTTTTATAAACATAATTTAGATTATTTTATATAATAAAGATAGAGAAAGAATACATATCAATATATAATATGTAGAAAAAAATAATAAAATAAATTATGTCAAATAAAAAAGATGAGATGTCAGAAGAAGATTACTTAAAAAGACACTTAGGAGATATGGAAACTGGTAAAAATACACCTTTTTCATCAGATATTCCATTTAATAAAGAACCTCAAGTTGAGGTAGCAAGAGTTGATGATTTACAATATTTTAATTGTGATATTAGAGAATTACCTTGTGGTCAATTCTATCCAACAGGAACTTTATTTATGGTAAGACCTGCTAAAGTAAAGGAAATTCAAGCATACTCAATGGTTGATGATAACAATTTCTATGATATTGTAGAGAAAATGAATGACATGTTACAAGCATGTGTTAGAATTAAATACCCAGATGGTAAAATTGGTTCATTTTTAGAAGTAAAGGATCAAGATAGATTATTCTTAATTTTCTTAATTAGAGAATTAACATTCCAACAAGGTAATACATTGAATGTACCTGCAGTAAATTCAAAAGGTGAAGAAGTTCAAATTGAATTAACTAGAAAAAACTTTGTTTTTCACAAAATTGATGATAATTTAGGTAAGTATTTCAGCACTGCACGTAATTGTTATTATTTTGAAACTAAGTCAGGTGGTCAATTTGAATTAACACCTCCAAATATTGGTTTACAAAAGTCATTTACTGATTATATTATCAAAGAAAATAACAATAAAGTTACACCAAACTTATCATTTTTAAAAATTATACCATTTATGTTAGGTAGTAGAACAAGTATTACTTATGATGGAATTAAAGCAAAACTTATAGAATTTCAGAATATGAGTGATACTGACTTTCAGTTTTTAAATGCTGCAGTTGGTAAAATGACATTTGGTATTAAAGAATTAAAAAAGGTTTTTGATGACGGCGAGGAGGTCGTAGCAGAAATGCAGTTTCCCAACGGAACATCAAGTATTTTCGTTATTCATGATGCCTTTGAAGCATATATTAAAGAATAAGTTACTACTTCAAAAACATTTCCATACACAAGAAATATCAATGGATGAGTGGCCATATTGGATGTTAGAAGAGAATATTAATATTGTGAATGAAATTATTGAGGAAGAAGAAAATCAACGTAAAAAAGATGAAGAAGCTCAATCTGCATCAATGCCCGATACAAGTTCAATGATGAAAGGTGCACAAAATATGACAAGTAATATGCAAATGCCAAAGTTCTAAAATAAAAAAATCCATCAAATGATGGATTTTTTGTTTTATATAATTTAAGATTAATAACCTGAAACCAATGGTGGATTGATTGTAAAGTTATTATCAATGTATTCATCAATGAAGTAATCATAAACAAAATCACAAATAACTTCACCAACAATATCATTTTGTGACCAATCTAATTCATATCCTGCAACTTTTTTAATTTGACAGTTTTGGAATGTAACTCTTCTTAATACAACACCTTTTTTATCATGTTGATTAACAATAATAGTACCAATTAAATCACTTTTATAGTGAAGTGCACCATTTTGAGAATTGAATAGTAAATCATACCATGCTTTCATAGTATTCCAGTTTTCAATAGAACCTTGTTGATTAACATTAATCTGAATAGGAATACTAATCTCACCATCAGTTTTAGATGGTGTAGTTTGAAATACTCTTGTTGAATATTTGAATCTTTGTTGTTTCTGAGTAACATCAAATTCTGTTAAATTCAATGCAATTTTAGTTGCATTTTGTAACAATAAGATTGGATCTCTACCTTGTGCTTGTAAAAGTACTGGTAGGATGAATGTAATCTCAAACAGATTTTTGTAAACTACTTCATCTGGAAGCGTTCCAGGTCCCCCTGGTGAGCCTACACCTTGTATCTGTGTATAATGTGGTAATGGCATGTTTTTTATATTATTTTTTAGTTAACTTCTAAAGTTATTAAATTATATATTAAATATTTTAATTTCTCTTACTACTATATATATTAGTATAAAAAAATGGTTTTTTTCTAACTTATACTCCTTTCAAAATTCTTGTCATATTTTATCATAAACATTTATTATTTTTTTTACTATAATACTTATACTATATATAAAAATTATATAGTGTCCTTATACATATGAGTAAAATTTTTTTAATTGGGGATACCCATATTGGTTTAGGTTATCCTAATAATGTTGATAAGTGGTTCAAAGTACATAAACAATATTTTAGTGAGTTTTTAATACCTCTTCTTAAAAGAGAGATTAAACCAGGTGATATAATAGTACATTTAGGTGATTTGTTTGATAATAGAAATATAATACCTATTAATCTAATGAATTATACAATGGATATAGTTGAAGAGATTGCAAGTATTGCACCATTGCATATAATAATTGGTAATCATGACCTTTGGTCTAAAAGCGCTGGTGAAATAAATTCAGTTAGACCATTTAAGTATATAAATAATGTTTTTATTTATGATAAACCAACTAAAGTTCAGTTTGAAGGTATTAATATATTGATGGTTCCTTATATTGATAATAGAAAAGAACAAATAGGTATTATAAATAACAACAAGGATTGTACTTATTTATTTTGTCATTCTGATTTGAATGGTGCAAAAATGCATCTAACATCTGTTGGTCATAGAAATGCAGATAAAATAGATATAGAAGACTTTAATATTTTTAAGAAAGTTTATTCTGGACATTATCATATAGTTCAAAGAGAAAAAAACTTCACATTTGTTGGATCTATATTTCAAATGGATAGAAATGATTACAATGACCAAAAAGGTATATTTATAATAGATGTAAATAAAGATGATGAAATTTTCATAGAAAATAAAGTATCACCAGTATTTAGAAAACATAAGGTTATTAGTGAAAAGGATGTTGATGAATTGGATTTATTGAAGAACTCAAATGATTATATTGATATATCAATTTCAAATAATTTACTAATTTCAAATAGAAAGTTAAGAAGAAAGTTAGAAATGATACTAGAGAATGGTTCATTTGCATCTGTTGATTATATTGATGATATTGTTTTAACACCAGAGGAAGAAG